AGCGATGAATGTATTGTATGGCGGTGCAGGTTCTTCTTTTGAATCTGGCAGAGACGCATATACAGAATCTGGTCAATACGATATAGACAGAGAGGCTAGACAAGCCGAGTTTGATGCGATGCGACAGAGAGAATATATGGAAAAATATGGCGTACCTAAACCCAAATTAACACGCGAAGAAACAGCCAGAGCGTTAGCAGATTTACAATCAAGAATAGGATTTGGCGGTGCGATGTCACCTGCCAACGCCCCATTCAGCACCATACCAGAAAGAGTAGCACCTGATCCTAATGTTGAATATGAATTGGTTTCAGGGTTTAATGTACCTAAACCAAGAGAAACGGTAGCAGCAAGAAACAATAATCAAGGGATCGCGCCATTTATGGGTGTACCCAGCAACGTGAGAAGAGGAAGGGCAAGAAGATGAGTGAAAAAATAGAGACGTTAGCAGACCTGTTAGAAGAGAAATTGCCAGGATACAGAAGGAGACGACCACTATTACCTGCAAGTAGAAAAAGAATTGCATCAAAAATTGCATCAAAAGGCGCAGGAAGTATAGTCGCAGGAACGCTTGCAGCAAATCGTTTCAGTCCTCTTTTTCAGTTAGCACGTTTAAATCCATACGGAGCTGCTGCGGCAACTGCATACGGATTATATGAGTTAGCAGAAGCGACTGACAATTTCGATCCAGAAGAACTAGGTAAAGTTGCTGCAAACGTACAAAAATCTTTAAAAGAAGTTGCAAGCGAAGCCGTAGATGTTGCTAGACAGATTGGCGCACCTGTTCAAGATTACGTGAATAAAGTTGTTCAAGGCTACCAAACTGAATCTAATAGACCAGCCCCAGTAGAAGATCCAAATAGAAGAACAATAGAAATTGATTTACAGAATTTAGATTCAGGCAGAACCATATCGGACAGAGACAGAGAAATTGCTGAACCAAATCCATTCGATAAATTATTTCCTTATCAAACTGTAACAGGTATGAAAGATGGCGGTGAAGCAAAATTTGACGCGGAAAAAAGCGATCTTGATAATGATGGGAAAATTTCAGATTACGAGAGAGCAAGAGGAACTGCTATTGCGAGAAATATGAACCAAGGCGGTGAAATAGATATGGCTCTTGAAGATGTTTCACGTGGAACAATGGATATGGAAGCACCTCAAATGCAACCTAGCCAAGAAGAAATGGCTGCAGTACAGCAGATTATGGATATGGTGATGCAAATGATGCAATCAGGCGCATCCGAAGAAGAAATTATAGCTGCACTCAAAGAAATGGGACTCAGCGATCAAGATATTGCGTTGATTATGCAAGCGATAGTAGAGCAAGGACAGCAACAAAACCCAATTGATGCAGAATTATCGCAGATGATGTAATGGCTGACTTACCTAAAGTAAATCCAGTTACAATCGTTATGGATGCAGAAAAGTATTACGATTTTGATCCAGGCAGTTTTCAAAGAGCTTTACCCACACTCAAAACCGTAGGCGGTGGAATCGCAGATATATTGTTACCTCAAGACGCGACAGATGTTGCGATGTATGCAGTACCACCTGTCGCGGTATACAACAGAGTAAAGAAAATACTCGATAGAGCAGACACGTTAAGAGCAGAGGCGAGAAGTCTATTCAATTCATTTAATAGAGGATCACGTAGCAATAAAGATATTAGAGAAGCTCAACTCAAAAAAAATGAAGCAGATAGGATGGTCAAATCTATATCAAAAGAAGATAAAAAGATTCACGATGATTATGAAAAATCCCTAATAGGAACAAAAGAAGATTTTGATAGAAATATTGCAAAATTACGAGAAAGTTTAAGAAAAAAAAATAAATGAACCTATCAAGTCTTACCGAAGCAGAGCTAAAAGAAGCTCTGATGTTGAAAGAAAAACTAGATAACTACCAAATACAAGATAGATGTCAAAGTAGTTTCTTTGAATATGTGACAGAGATATGGCCAGAATTTATCTCAGGAAGACACCATAAAATATTCGCAAAAAAACTCCAAGAAGTCGCAGAAGGAAAATGCAAACGACTGATTGTTAATATGCCACCTCGACACACCAAGAGTGAGTTTGCCTCTACTTTCTTTCCCTCATACATTATGGGACTCAAACCCAAAATGAAAATTATGCAGACTACGCATACAGGGGAACTGGCAGTACGATTCGGTCGTAAAGTCCGTAACTTGATGGATCAAGAAGAATACAAAAAAATATTTCCTGAAGTAAAATTACAAGCCGACAACAAATCGGCTGGGCGTTGGGAAACCAATAAAGGTGGCGAATACTTCGCTGCAGGTGTAGGGGGTGCGGTTACAGGTCGTGGTGCGGATCTATTGATTATTGATGACCCACATTCAGAACAAGATGCACTCAGTCCAACCGCACTTGAATCAGCGTATGAGTGGTACACCTCTGGCCCTCGTCAACGTCTGCAACCAAACGGTGCGATTGTTATTGTAATGACACGTTGGAGCGCGATTGATTTGACTGCTAAGTTGATCGAAGCGCAAGCCGAACCGATGGCTGACCAATGGGAAGTAATTGAGTTTCCTGCAATATTTCCTGATTCAGAAAAACCTCTATGGCCTGAGTTCTGGCCAGAAGACGAATTACTGAAAGTAAAAGCGTCTCTTCCTGGAATCAAATGGAACGCGCAATGGATGCAAAACCCTACTGCCGAAGAAGGCTCAATAATCAAACGCGAGTGGTGGCAGAGATGGGAAGGCGATAATTTACCAAGCGTTCAATACATCATGCAGTCATACGATACCGCATTTTCCAAAAAAGAAACGGCTGACTTTTCTGCAATATCTACCTGGGGTGTCTTCCGTAATGAAGAGAATGGTACAGATTCAATTATATTACTGGATTGTCAAAGAGGCCGATGGGACTTTCCAGAACTCAAAGAGATAGCGATGCGTGAATACACTTATTGGGAGACAGATATGGTTTTGATCGAAGCCAAAGCGTCTGGTACGCCACTGACTCAAGAACTCAGAAGGATGGGTATTCCTGTTGTAAATTACTCACCAAGTAGAGGTCACGATAAACATTCACGTATGCACTCTGTTGCACCTGTATTTGAAGCTGGTATGGTTTTTGCACCAAAAAGAATGTTCGCTGAAGAGATGATCGAAGAGTGTGCTTCTTTTCCTTTTGGAAAAAATGACGATTTATGTGATACTATGACCCAAGCTATCATGCGATTTCGTGAAGGTGGATTTTTAAGTTTAGCTTCTGATTATGAAGATGAAGACAGAGGCGTAAGACAAAGGATTTATTACTAATGGCAATAGAACGAACAACACCAGAACCAGTAGAAATGACAACGGCTCAAGATGCAGAAGAGCAAGAAATTATTGAGGTAATGGAAGGTATCGAAGAAGCCGATATACAAATGCAAGAAGACGGTTCAGCAATACTAGGGCCAGAAGAAGAAATGCAAATGACTTCTGAGTTTGGAGAGAATCTAGCGGAAGTTGTTTCAGAATCAGAATTATCAAAAATATATATTGATCTTATGGCAGCTATCGAATCAGATAGATCAAGCAGAGAAGATTGGGAAAAAACATATACCGACGGATTGAAATATCTAGGTATGAAGTTTGACGAAACAAGATCAGAACCATTTGAAGGCGCAAGCGGTGTCACGCACCCACTATTAGGAGAAGCCGTCACTCAATTCCAAGCGCAGGCATACAAAGAGCTACTGCCTGCTGGTGGGCCAGTAAAAACTCAAGTAGTTGGCGCATACGATTCAGTAGTTGAAGAACAAGCGCAAAGAGTGCGTGAGTTTATGAATTATGAAATTGTGCATGTGATGGAGGAATACGACGAAGATTTAGATCAGATGTTGTTTTACTTACCACTTGCAGGCTCTGCATTTAAAAAAGTCTACTACGATGAGAATTTACAACGTCCAGTATCAAAATTTGTAGCACCTGAAGACCTTATAGTGCCTTATTACACTACTGATTTGGAATCTTGTCCAAGAATCAGTCACGCAATCAAAATGCCAGAAAACGATGTTAAGAAACTACAAGCAATAGGTTTCTATAGAAACGTAGAACTGCAGCCAGACGATGAAAACCAAGACTATTCTTCTTTAAAATCAGAAAAAGAAAAGCTAGAAGGCGTAGAACCTTCATACGATACTGGTGAAATATGTTTATTATACGAAATTCACTGTAATTTAGACCTTGAAGGCTTTGAAGATATGGGCGAAAACGGTGAAGAAACAGGCGTAAAACTGCCATACATCGTTACAATTGACTCAAATACTGAAAATATACTTGCAATCAGGCGTAATTTTAGAGAAGACGACCCGATGCGCACTAAAATAGAGTATTTTGTGCATTTTAAGTTCTTACCTGGACTTGGATTCTATGGATTTGGTCTAACTCACATGATTGGTGGTCTATCTAAGGCTTCTACCTCTATTTTAAGACAATTAATTGATGCTGGAACGCTATCAAACCTACCAGCAGGCTTCAAAACAAGAGGAATACGCATCAGAAACGAAGATGAACCCATACAACCAGGTGAATTTAGGGATGTTGATGCACCAGCAGGGTCATTACGAGAAGCAATACAGCCATTACCATTCAAAGAGCCTAGCGGTACGCTTTTAAATCTGCTTGGATTGCTTGTTCAGTCAGGACAAAGGTTTGCATCAATAGCAGAGATTGCAGTTGGTGAGGGTAATTCGCAAGCACCTGTAGGAACAACACTAGCCTTGATGGAAAAATCAACGAAAGTGTTGAGCGCAATACATAAACGCTTACATAACGCGCAAAAGAAAGAATTTGGACTTTTAGCTGATATTTTGGCTGATAGTTTGCCACCAGTTTATCCTTATCAGGTATCTGGCGGTGTAAATGAGATAAAACAGTCAGATTTTGATGGCAGAGTAGACATTTTCCCTGTCAGTAACCCTGACATATTTTCTACAAGCCAAAGAATTGTTATGGCGCAAGAAATGATGCAATTAGTACAAAGTAATCCAGAAATACATGGCCCTGGTGGAGTCTATGAGGCTTACAGAAGAATGTACTCATCACTTGGAGTAGATAATATTGATAATTTGTTAAGACCACCACCTCCCTCTGAGCCGTCTCCAGTTGAAGCTGGTATGGAAAACAGCACTTTATTGATGGGAGGTATGGCGCAAGCATTTCCACAACAAAACCACGATGCGCATATAGCAGCACATTCGAGTTTACTTAACTTGCAACCAGTACAAACAAATGCGCAAGTACAAGCAAATATAATCAGTCACAT